CATTTATATAATAGTTATATAATATTTTATTTCTTTATAATAAATTAAAATAATGGGCATTTTGAATAAGAAAATGTGTAAAAAAATATATTATAATGAAATCTAGAAAAAAACATAAATGGTTTGTCTATAGTTGATTCCATACTTTATCTAAGGATTTAAACAAATGACTTCATCATCTATTTTTGTAAAACTATCTAAACTCAATTCTTCCAACTGGAACGATTCAGGTTTCAATTCGAATTCTACCGGAACCAATTCTAATTTTGGCTCTGGCGTCTCTACCTTTGGCTCCACTTTTGGCTCCGACGACTCTACCTTTGGTTCTGGTTTCGGAAACTCTAATTTTATATCATCGCTAAAGGTAATACTTTTACTCTCTGAATTCAATTTTGTCAATAATTTAACTTCATTTTCAGGAGGGTCGTCAATTTTTGATAATTTCAGGTCATCGAAATCATCCCTTCGCTTTTTCGTCTTGTTTTTAGGCTTTATTTCCTTTTCAACAATTTGTTCCTCCACATGCTCTTCTATCGTTTCATCTAAATATGCCTTTAGAATAGTATCAATAGGAATACTTTCGCGTATCGTTAGTAAAATGCATTCTTGAACAATCAATTCTAAATCGCGATTGTTTTTTTGTACCTGCAATGATTGAATATTTGTCTCAAAGAGATAAACATTAGAATATACCTTTCTGCATGTATTTATATAAACTTTGTGTATAAAATCGTCTAGTTTAGGTATATTGATGTTAATTTTTTTCTGCTTTTGACCAACGCGTATAGCTGTTAATAATTTAAGTTGTATGATATGCACACATGTGATAAGGTCTTCAATGTAATGACAGTTACTTTTTTCAACAATCCGTTTTCTTTCATCCTCCACAATAGAAGCATTCCATTTGGGAACTCTCGACAAAAAATTCTGGAATGTCATCAAATACTTTTCATCCTCTCCAGTACTAGCACATAATTTTTTTGATTCATCAAAAATAGAGCGCAACCCTTCAATAACAAAAGGATATAATATGTTAATTAATCTGATACACCATTCATTTTTGGAATCTTGTAAGCTATTCACATTAAAATCGTCCATTATATAGCGGATACATTTTTAAGTCTATTTTTGAACTTAAAATTTGCAATAGAAACAAAATTAAAAATTTTTCGCTTCGAATATCTCTCTTAATTTTATTAAATATCAATAAGATATCTGCGGAATCATCTATATTTTTTTTTTCAATATAATTCAAAATATCTAAACAAGAATATCCTTTATTATACAATTTTTCTGAAAATTCGGCAAGGTCTCCTTCTATTTTTTGCAATTCCTTCTTTAACAATTCCATCCTAGTGTTTTTATATTTTTCAAATGGAGTTTTTTTATATTGATACAAGTTGCCAAGAGTGTCATCTACATATATTTCACAAAACCGTGAAAGAATTGGTTTGAGAATTTTTGTTTGGTCTTCAACTACAATAAAAAAGCGAGTGTTTCCACTAAAAAGCTCTATACAACGTCGTATTGCGCTTTGAGCATCAACAGATAATTTATCAGCATTCAGAAGAACAATTATCTTGTAAATCTTCCCTTGAAAGGTATTTACATTTGTTTTTGCAAAAAACTTTAATTCTTCTCGTACAAATTTAATACCCTTTCCATGAGAACAATTGACATACATGACATAATTTTTTATTTGTTCTTTATTCGAGTCAAATAAAATATGTATAAATTTATCAAGAATGGTCTTTTTCCCTGAACCATGTGGGCCATGAAAAAGAATATTCGGTATTTTATTGTTTGCATGGAATATTTTCAATTTGTCCATGATTTTTTCATGCAGATTTTCCATTGATTTTTTTACGATAAATATTTTAAGTTAAAATCAGACTGCAATTTTTCGCGAAATAATATTATATATAATATGGAACCCAATAGTGGAAAAAAGAGAAAAATATCCGATGAGGTAAGTGAGTCGGACCAGCTTAAAAACTATGTAACGAATGTCGATGAGACCATAGATATAGTTCAATCTCCATATACAATAATAGATAAAGGTTTTGGGCTTAGAGCAAAAATATATATTTTTACTGACGTTGAACCGTTATCTAGTTTGGTAGAACAGTTAAAAAAATTAGACTCCACAAGGAATGCAGATATAGAAGTTTATCCATTGGATGAACCATTGAATAAAAGTATGAATGAAACTGCCACTGGTAGAAATTATGTTACATACATGGTTAGTAATGAAAAACAATTATGCAATGCAGTGCGAGAAGGAGATGATGATGACCTTTGGGATATAGCCGCAGAAGGGGTACAAGAAATGTCAGATAATAATTTTATTATGACTGTTTTAACTCAAGATTTATCAATTATAGGGATATGTTATGGTTTTTTTAATGATGCGAATTTTGATTGGTATGGGTCTAATGAAGATGGAAAATTTAGGGTTGATTTAAACCCACTTATAAATATTGAATTATTTTGTGGAACACCTAGTTTTAAAGGAGTTGGTCAAATTATGATGAACATGTTAAAATTGATTGTTCTCGTCCAAGCAAAAAATGATAAAGCTTTCACCCTTAATTCTATTACACTAGATACAAAAACACATGATAATATTATACTTTCAATGTCTGATGAATTCCCTGATGGATTACCAACTGAATATAGTATTTTTTTGAAATCGGTGCATAATACTTTTACACAATCATTTTATATCAAATCTGGTTTTATTCTCATACAAGGATTACCTATGGATGATTCTATACCATATATTTGGTTTCTCGAATCTTATTTAACATATGCCGCTAGTATGCTTTACAAAGAATATATTCCATTTTATGGACCAAGTTCAGGAAAACTTCCAGCTGATACAGCTTTACCAGATATTATGCCATCTATCTTGAGTGGGCCAGATGATTATTATTCAATGATTCCTGAAAGAAGAACAAAGGATAAAAAACAAAAAATACATAATATAGAAGCTGCTGAAAATTTATTAAAAAATGGTCTCCCATCCACTTTAGGAGGTAAAAAAACGAGAAAAATGAAAAAAATCAAAAAAACGCATTTTTGTTTGAGGTGGTGACCTTTATCCACAAAATCATTTTTTTGGAGAAAAAGCCATAGATAAAATAAACGATGTTATATTAGTTTGTTGTATGCATTTTAAAAATAACGAGTTATTAATGGAAATTATTAAAAAGTTGCCGGAAGAATTAAGGCGACACATTTTAACTTTTACATACGAATTTCAACCCTTTGTTTTGTTAAATGACATTCGTGATTATACTAGGACACGCCCAATATTACAAGAATGGTATATTAACCGTTTTGCATGGGAATATCCCAATGCTGAAAATGATTGGCTCAATAATGATTTAATAGGATTTTGTAACGAAGACCAGGCGTTGATGCGTGGATACAAAGAAAAATATTATGAAATCTTCAGAAGATTATTTTTATTGAAAAATAAATCTCACAAACAAATTCTTTATTGTTGTGGCTTGTACAGATATTCTGCAAAAACAAACAATACTATATGGGGAATATTTACAGAAGAAGAAAGAGCTAAATTTATGAAATATTATAATATCTAACAATATGTTATGAACTTTTCAAGGTTTTTTTCCCGAAAAAAGGGGCCCACGATTCCAGATTGGGCTGGGGAAATTATGAAATCCGAGATGAGCGAATTTATTGTCCCTAGGACGAAAGAAAAATGGTGGGAAATTCTGAATAATGAATATAATGATTATTTAGAAAGTATTGCGGAAAAAAATTCAACTAGACTTGAAAAAATTACTCCTCTTGATATTAGAGGATATGCTGATATATACCAATATTATAACAAGACTAGTCCCTTTTACCAGAAGTATTTGGAGGAAGGTAACCCGTACATTACATATAAAGAATGGGTTATGAAAGACATTAAAAAATTATATGACGAATATCTAGATGATATCATCATCGACTAACCCATACTAATGTCTAATTACGATGATACGATACCAAACACCCCTTTGTCCCTTGATGAATGGTCAGAAAAATATATAAAAAAATATCGTATAACAGGTAAGGCATTAGAAAAATTTGGGGGAAAAACACGGCGTAAATATAGAAAACGTCGTAAATCTAGAAAACCACTGAAAAGATTATTTTCTACGTTTTCGTGATTTAAGTTTTTTTCGCAATTTTCCGCGCCTTGAACGTTTTGATTTCCCTCCAAATCTATCAAACAATTGTTGCTGTCTTGTTGAAGAAAGATATTCAGAAGGAGAAAGTATTCGTGAATCACTATGGACCATATCAGTAGTCATAATATTGACATAAGTAGGGTATTCTTGCATAAGTTTATCATTAACCCAGTCATAGTATGACAATGTTCCGCCTTCTGCGACGTATTTTTCATAATTACTTTGATATTCATCATGGAAATCATATTTCTTAACGTATTGTCGAAAAGAAACAGGATTTAACCCCCTGGAGGTCACATCTGTTTTATAATCATCATACCATTTCTTAATATTTTTGTACCATTTTTCAATATTGTGTTGAAAAATTTTATCACCACGTTCGGCTTTTTCTTTCTGGAATTTCACAATAGCCCAGTCTGGAATTTCCTCTTCTTTTACTTCTTTTACTTTAACTTCGGGAGTTTTAAAAAAACGAAACATATAATATTATAATATATAAATGATTCCCAAAAATTTTGACGACCTTTCCAAAATAAATATAGACAATAATTTTTTACCAATTATCAATGGATGTATAAATGCATCATTGCTGATTATTTTTTTATGCGTCTATAATTTAATCTCGAACAATTTAAAAAATTGGTACAAACTTTTTAATTTAACCGCATTTATATTTGATGTTACTACATTACTACTCATTTTAATTTTTACAAAATATTTATACCATCGTTTATTTTCAAAATTTCACTTTGTATGGTTTATTGTACTTGCGGTAATCATCCAGGTGGTATATAGTTTTTTTTATTATTTTTTGGTGAATAATTATTGGATAAAAAATGACATGTTTTTATTTCATAAAAATTATATTAACGATGTTGGAATCATATATTACATCGTAATGAACATTTTTATCATTGTTATGGCGACGATATTAAGTGGATACTATTGTCTCATCGACAATAACTTAAATATCATCAATATAATTAGTTCCATGTACTTTTATTGTTTTATGATTAATGAAATTTAATATTTCATAATTATATGGATTATGATATGAATGAGGACGAAAGTGACTCACGAGATAGTATTATTGAAAATATTGAAAGTGAATTTAAAGAATTTAAAGAACTCAAAGACCATATCTCAAGATTAGTTAAAACAGATATTGAAATATCAAAACCATCATACGAACCATCACAAATAGATTTCTCTATAATAAATGATGGCAACCAATGTATGGCTGGTTATATCTCATTAGAATCAAATAAAGAATTACACATCTCTGAAATAACACATTGTGGAGGCAATAACATTTCGTTATTACTAACATTTTTAAAAAAAATAAGTGTTGTATATAGAGCACTAATCACAATTGAAGATGCTAGTAAATTTGAATTTCTAAATATTGAAAGTAACGAGGAAACATCAATTGAATTGAAAAAACTATATACATTGTCTGAAGGATTGACCTATTATGATAAATATTTAAACCCAGAAAAAGGACGGGTTTATTTTCATACCCCCATTGCGTTTTTTGAAGAAAACAAGGATAAATTTACTAAACCAGAATTCACCAAGATACAAGAAATACTTGATGAAGGTAATATAAACACAATTGGCGATTTTTTTATGAAAATACGTGAATGGCTAAAATCAAATAGTCATAATGGCAATGGTGTGAAACTAGTAAATAATGAGAATTGGAATAACCTTCTATTATATGCAGACATTATTGATAAAACATATAAAATCTTTAAAAGATATAAAGGTGGTAAGTCATCAAAAGTAAGGAAATGTAAAAGAAAATCTAAAAGAAAATGTAAAAGAAAATCTAAAAAATTGATTTAATATCGCCCTTATTCTATTTTAAAAGATGATTCGTATTCTCTCTATTGAAGGAAATATCGCCGCCGGAAAAAGTACTCTTATGGAAGAAATGAAAAAGAAATATGCGACCAATGATAAGGTGAATTTCTTGGACGAACCCGTGGAGCTCTGGGAAAACGTCAAAGACAAGTTTGGTGTCTCTATGCTGCAGAAATACTACAGCAATCCTGGAAAATATGCATTTGCCTTTCAGATGATGGCTTACACATCCCGCCTAAAGATTTTGCGTAAAATGGAAGCGAAGCTAAAAGAAGAAATCAAGGACGGCAAAGACCGCATTATTATTACGGAACGCAGCATACTGACGGATAAGCATGTCTTTGCACAAATGTTGTACGATGAAGGAAAAATGGAGGATGTCGAGTTTCAAATATATAACGACATGTTTAACGAGTTCTCTACGCAAACGGTTGATATGGTAGTCATGTTAGAGACGACTCCCGAAATTTCTTATGAGCGAGTAATTAAACGCGGGCGCGTTGGCGAAGTGATACCATTAGAATATCTGGAAAAATGTTATGATTATCATGTGAAAATGTTGGCAAATATGAACAAGACGGTTCTCGATGCGAACAGAGACATTTACGAAAATCCGGCCGTCTTGGAAGAATGGTTGCAAATAATAGATGATATCATTCACGCATTATAAACGTGATGGTTTATATTTTAAAATATCCTTTTCAATAGTTGTTGTTGGAAATTCTTCCGTTCCGTAAATATCTTGTAATAATAACCATTCAAACATTCCCCCTAAATAAACATGAATGTCTTTAAACCCAAAAGAAAAAAGTTGATTGTATTTCTTTATTACTTTTTCGTCGTTTGTATTTTTACCGTAAATAATTATTTTTTTATTTTTGCAGTTATTTATTAGTTGATTAATAATTGATTCTTCCATATCTGCAGAAATGGTATTTACAATTAAACAGTGTTGCAAGTCTTTTGGCATTGTGTTAATAATAATATAGTTGTTGTCATTGATTGCGTGTTGCATATCTTCAAAACTAATTTTTCTTATGGAATGCAAGTTTCCCATTTATTATGGTTCCATTTTTTTTATTCTTTGTCTATCGCTATAAAACACGTTCTTCCTTCATAACTATAAGCAACTTCGATTCTTTCGCCGTCTTTCTCAAAAACATCGGTTCGACATGCGCCATCGCCAAAGCCACTTTCCTTTATTTCAACCAATGTTCCTACGTCTCGCACGTTGTCTGCATAGTATTTTTCGTTGGGGTATCTTCCACTTCTTTGCGTATATTCTGCATGCTTGTACTTTTTTCCAATCACTGTTGTTAATCTGAAAACCTCCATTTTTTCTTTAAAGTGTTGTATCAAATTAAATTCAATTTAATATAAACAGGTTCATAATTATTTTATTTATTTAAAATAAGGATGAATTGTGATGAATTGTATCATTTATTAACCATAAGAGACCCTATAATAACCAGAAGTCTTGATTATACATTAATAAAACATGATTTGATAATGAGAATTGTAACCATTGTCATTAAAAAAATTAACAATTACGAGGAAGAAATGCCAGAATCTAAAATTAGATTTTCAAGAATTAAAATTAAAGAATTGAAAGAAATGTTAGATTTAATATACAGTAGCTGTTTAAGAAATATTTCAGATGATAATAACATCGGATTAATAAATATATTTTTATTTCAATTTACTATCATGTTTTCCAAACACATGGGTATAATTCATGAATTTTATCAAGAATCGTTGAATGATTATTTTTATGAAATAATTTACGGTAAAATTGACAATGAAGGGGTTGAATATGGATGGATGGATTATGAATTTATAAAACACTTCTTAACAAAAACGCCTGTTTTTAATCGTCTTGTATGTATAAGCACCGGCGTCCCATATACAGTTGAAAATTTATCAAATCCCGCCTATAATGTCTATGGTATTTTTTTTATTAAATGGAGTGTCTTTGATAGCGATAGGGTTATCATAGATTATCTGAATAAAGTTTTTTATTGTGAGATTGTAGCTCATCCATCATATGCAGATGGAAGATTTGTATCTCCATTTGAATACTTATATCATGATATATCCCACGGAGTTAATTTTTTATTTGCATGTGGCGAGGAGAGAAGTAATATAAATTTTAATGAAATTGAAGAATTTTATATTTATTTACAAACTCTTTTAAAGGAAGGAATAATTGAAACCCCTGAATTTCGAAAAATAAAAGCATTCATTTTTTACGAATTACACGAAGGGGAATGTTCATTAGGCGCTCATGTTAAAAGTACCGTTATACAAAATAAGACATATTCAAGATTTTTTCATCTTCATGATTTAAAAGAACTTGTTCCGAAAAAAATGAATACAGAAGAAGAGATAGAAAAATATTTTAATGATGGTGTAGAGTTATTTAAAGAACATTACAGTAATTTCCAAGAATGGAAAACTACACAAAGCGAAAGAGTTCATAATGTTCATTATGAAAAAGGTGGAAAAGTCAGGAAAAAACGAACCGTAAAAAATAATCAAAAATGGTTAAGATATTCACAAAAATATTCAAGACCTACACAAAGGGCAATTAAATTGTGGGGAAGAAACTCTCCACTCTGAAAGACATCCTCCACAAAATAGATGAGCACACATGAATCTTTGTTCATTGAGTACATTGTTTTCTTGACATATAACACATAATTCTGACGATTGTGTTTCTTGTGTGTCCGGCAAAGTTGAGACAGTAAAAGTTTGTGGTAAAATTTCTGCTTCTGTATAGCGTCGCGCATCTCGTCTCATTTCCAAATCCTCTTTTTTCAAATAGCATACACGTTGTTCTCCGTTTCTGTCAATATCTGTTTTGATATATTCAATGTTGTTAAATCTCCTGATAATTCTCGCATAAAAGAATATTTCGTTTTCTCTTCTTAGCAAAGTATTATCCGATAATTCCGGCTTCAATTCTGCATATGGCATATCATCGCTTTTAACAATTTGAATCGCCGCGTCATCTTCAACATTAAAGTTACTCTTAACAAGAAGTTGCAGTTCATCAATGACTTGTCTCGTCGACAGATTCAAATCGAGATTTTTAGAAGTCGTGAAAAACCCAAAAGCAATTTTAACAGTTGCGCAAAACATTTTTTTTAAACCAAACAATGATTTAAAAAAAATCAATTTTTTAAAATGTGTTTAATTACTGTAAGCTAGACCACCCATACCACTCATGATACGAAGAATGTTGTAGTTGGTAGCATAAACACGAACCTTGGCGGTTTTGGTTCCTTCCACAGTAGCATTTGAAAGCACCAACTGAAGAGTTGCGTTATCAATACGTGAAAAGTTGCAAGTACCAGAAGGTTGGTGCTCCTCTGGGCGAAGAGCAAAAGAATATACGTTAATTCCTTCATCTGGTGTGCGAGTATGACATTGGTATGGCTGAACCCATGAAAAGTAGGAACCTTCACGCTCTGAAAATCTATCCTGACCGTTGAGCTGTAGCTTGCCAGTGACAACTGGGTTAAGACCCCAACAGTGTAGAGTAAGAGATGTTTCGCAAAGAACAAATGTACCTGCATCAGAGACACCCGAGTTCTGGTTTCGGCCAACATTGTCAATTGGAACATTGGCAAATGGGTCCAAATTGCCCAAAATGTTGTTAATCTCCTGAGTAGGTTGATTCAATGTCTGTGATGGGTCGAAACCCAAATTTGCCTGGCTGTATGGATTTGTTGGACCATGCCAGTAACCAGTAGTGGTTGCATCAACATCCACTGCACCAGCATCATCAAACATTCCACGTGCATCAATAAATCCATACTCTCCAGAAAGTTCGGCGGGGCCACCAAAAGCATGGATTGCGTTTGGTAGAGCATCAATCGCGTCAGTATAGTTAAATGGTTGTGCTCCCAACACTTTGTAGAGAAGAGCATCACAGACAAGCGAAGAACAATAATCCACGTTCTGGTCAGGCTGGACGACCCAAATCAATTCCTTGACAGGATGGTTAAAGTTCAGCTTAATCTTGTTAGAGGAAGAACCGACAGACTCGTCGCCTGTAAATTGTAGCTGAGTAATCAAATATTCGTGAGGATTCTGTGCCATACGTCTTCGTTCTTCAGTATCCAAGAATACATAATCAACGTAGATAGAAGCAGCCACTAAAGATTGGTTATAGGCGATAGCAGCAGGAACTGGGCGACCTGGAGCATACTGACCATTTGCTTGATTTGGAAAGTTTGCAGTATTTGCTGCGCTCGTCTGGCCACTAAAGCTATTTGCATTGCAGTTAAGAGTAGTGACGGCCCACAAACATTCGTCAATTGGACGAATATCTAGAGTTATCTTTATTTCGTGATATTGAAGAGCGATGAGTGGTAAGGCTAGACCAGGATTGGTGCAAAACCAAAATTGTAGAGGAATGTAAAGAGTATATTCAGGTAGGGCATTTCTTGGGGCGCAAACTTGTCTTGGTGCAAGAGAGTCACAAGGACCATCAACTTCTGCGAAAGAAGGGTCGGTAATAAAAGTGAGCTGGGTAATGTTGCCAATCATTTTAAAATAACCAGGGGTCTGTTCGCTGGTCATAGTAAGTTGATTCCAAATGTGCATCCAATCGCCATACTGCTTGTCGATTCTCTGACCACCTATATCTACTTCTACTTGGGCAATCAATTGCTCTCCTGGATAATCTAACCATCTGGCATAGACAGTAGAGGCACCAGATTGGTTAAATCCGGTACCCATCAATTGATTAATCTCTGGCAAAGTAACTTGTAGATAAGTTCTGTACGCCAAGTCACCGTTTCTGCTGATGGTGCATTGAACACGTCTTCCGAAATCAGCCTGTCCGTTGAATGTTTGTTCAATAGACTCAATTGCAAAATTAGTATAACGTCTGTAGGTTACTTTCCAGAATGTTATCTGTGGATTTCCTGTTAAATAAACGTCTTGTGCTCCGTAAGCGACCAATTGCATTAAACCTCCACCCATTTTATATTATCCCTAAAGAAAAAAATTTTTGAATTTTAATTTAATTATTTCAAAATTGGAAGTTGTTTTTGAATAAACTCTTTCAAGTATTCGTCTGTAAAATATTTTTTGTTGTCTTCGTGTGGCTTTTTGAAAAAAAACGTATCATCTTCTTTTTCAACCTTCCATCCATTTTCTAGAGCATTATAAATAAACAACATTTTTTGTATTTGAAGATTGCTTACCTTTAATTTCTGACTTTTATCATTAGATGTTAATATTATTTGTAAATCCATAAAAACCAGATAGAAATATTATTTTTATATATTACTTATATTAATATAAATATATGGATGAGTACAAATTATGAATAGTTTTAAACCTAAATCTGAAAAAAAAATAAAGACGTTTAAGAATGACCAAATAACAATTGATGGAAAGCATAATGAATTTTTGGAAGAATTTGAAAAAAATGAAAAAGAAATTATTCCAAGATTAAAAACAAAAATTTTAAATCTACAAAAAAAAATGGAAAAATCGCCCAAAGAAAGAGATATACAGGATGAAATAGATGCAACAATACAAAAAATTAAATCGATTAAAAAGAAAAAGAGTGACTATCTCTTGAAAAATTCAAAATATATTTTTGAATATTTCGAAACAAAACAAAATATCAATGAAAAAATATCCACGAATAATGCATTGAATGCTTTTTTTAAATTAAAAGATACTAAACCTGAGATTAAAAACAATATTATCCAAAAATACTTGCAAAATATTGGCATTGAATCAGAGACATATAATTATCAAAAAGATGTGTGTAGTTATTGTTTAAAAGGTGAGATAATTCCTATAGAAGATGAAGGATTAATGATGTGTAATCATTGTTTTAAAAACACGCCTTTTTTAGTGGAAAATGAAAAACCTTCTTACAAAGAACCTCCTAAAGAAATATCTTTTTATGCGTACAAAAAAATTAATCATTTCAAAGAAATATTGGCACAATTTCAGGGTAAGGAAACCACTTTCATATCAGACGAAATTATCGATAACATTCGTCTTCAAATTAAACGAGAGAGAATTACTTTGGAACAAATGACCTATAACAAAACAAAAGAGATATTGAAAAAATTAAGGTACAATAAATATTATGAACACATTGCATTTATTAAAAACAAATTGGGAATACCCCCTCTAGTGATTAATCCGGAAATGGAAGAATTATTATGCAATCTTTTTATGGAATTGCAAGCACCTTATGCAAAATTTTGCCCTGATTATCGTGTGAATTTTTTAAATTATTATTATATTTTATTTAAATTATGCGAATTGTTGGGTGAAACAACTTATTTAAATGAAATACCAATGTTAAAAGACCGTGAAAAACTCATTGAACAAGACGACATTTGGAAAAAGATGTGTGGTGTATTGAATTGGGATTTTAAACCAACTATTTGTTAAAGAAGTAACTCAAATTTATCACTATACTTTATATGAATTGTACGTGTATCTTCGCGAATCTCGGTGGGTGAAACAATCATGGGAGTATTAAATAACACTTCTTCCGCTGAAGATTCGTAGTTGAATTTAAACGTATATATATAAACAGTAACATTCAACAAACTAGCCAATGCTTGTGGAACAAAATCCATCATTTCACTCTCCCATACATCAGAAGTTATTTTATCATACAATTCATCATTCCACCATGGTTTGTCGCTTAGGTTGTCATCCACCCATGCAGCTACCGTATTTTTCAATCTTGACAATTTATGTGTAGTCAATTGAGCAAAGCATGCATATAAATCCTCCTTTTCTTCCCGACGAAATGTTTGATTATCCCAAATGAATTGACCTCGTGGTTGATTAAACATCAGTACAATATAGGTGTCGCCATGTTCTGCTTCCTCTTGCACCACAAGTTGAGCCTCTTCTACAATATGCTCAGCTTCTTGTGCCGCGCCGCCATACACCATTCTGATTCGGGAAGAGTCTTTTGTTTCGTCTAATGTGGTACGTAATGCGGCACGAATACATTTTTTATTATTCAAATCATTTAGTACAAGATGACGACGTGGCATGAAAATTTCTTCTTCATATCTCCTCTTAGCAAGTCTCCTCTCAATAGTATCTATTTGTACTGCGCCACCGCCAATGTAACTGCGAAAAGTCTGAATTATTTCTTTATTCCCAACTATGTCGTATCTATCTGTAACCCGGAATTTTTTATAATAATAATCCATTGGTTCGCGAATATCCGCTTCTTGTTTCATAACTACTGTCTCACCCTTTTTAATGTTTTCTAACACACCCATGTCTATAATTCCTGACAGCTTGGATACTTCGTATGAAATTCTTTCTAATTCACAAACACCATCATAAATATCTTTTGGACCAAAAATTTGCGCTTCATCTGAATACGTTACCGCATCTTTAAATGAATGGGCGAAACGTTTTACCATTTGCGAGACATCTTCTCTCTTTGTAGGACCAGCTTCTGCCCATGTGTCTGATGTATCAAAACAAGATTTTTGCATCACATTTTGTCGCGTTATAATTAATTTTGTGAGAGGCATCTCGGGTCTATGAAATGTCATTGCTCGGTCAATACAACCATGACCAGTCAAGAGAAACGGTTTTCCTGGGACCATGCCTTTTATTTTTTTGATTATATTGAATTCGCTATTATTGAGTGATGGGTCACATGTCGAGCATGACAATTGATTGCATTTTTTAGTTTTGCATTTTTTTTTAGGATATTTGATTGTTTGTATGTCGCTCCCATTATTGCAAAATACATGATAGCCATCGCCATTAATAATTAACACACACACGTCTAACTCACCCACTATTTTCAACGCATCTTCGTATTGATTGACCTTTTTGTATGCCAACGGCATCAATATATAATCATCTGGTTTTAGAGTAATCGAGTTATTTTTACACGCTTCCAAAAAATCATCCGTGTTTTCCATCTCGATATTCTGATATTTAAAATTTTTGAAAAATTGATAGTTCTCTAGTCCTCCTCTATTTGGAAGCTTGATTATCATGCCTTTGAAATGTTTTCTGAAAAGTTTTCCAGAAATAAGAGCTTCAAGATGCGCATCAACAAGCGTAGTATGAACTCTTTGCAACAACGTCCTTGGTATTATTTCATATACATACTTTATAAAAATCTCAGTAGTCTTTTGTCCTTCATCGACATAAAACCGTACTTTATACGATGGGTGTATCATTAGCCATCCCGTTGTGATATCACAAACAATTGCCAAACGTGTTGGGTTTGCAATGCAAGCGATAATTCTTGTACCGTTTTCTGCGCGTCTTATATATCCATCAGGGTCTTTTGAATTTTGCGCATCTCCATGTAAATTATCGATAACTACACCATTTGTAACATATGTCATTAAAGTATCCACAAGTTGATTTGACTGGTTTTTTCTTGATTGTGAAACAAGAATGGATAAAACTTCCGGGGCATCATTCTCTTTTATATCACTACATACTTCTGCTGTTTTTCTTCCTTGCTCTGGTAGATTTCTACTCGATGCGACAGATTCATTTCTAGCAAGTTTCATTTTTCACTTTATCTTCGTAAAAGAATCAATTTTTACTTTATATATTTGTAAAAGAACTATTCAATTTTTTTAAAACAGTATGTGTTTTCTTCTGTTTTTTTTGATGTACCTGTCCTTGAAGAACCAGAAGCACAAATGGTTGAATCTAATCCCCAACCATACTTTTCATGTATTTTTTTAGTAATATCCGCAATAGGATATTTTTTATCAGTTTTAATATTTTTTACACTCCAACAACTTGTACCACCAGGATTTAGTTTTCCTAAACACTGTACAATTACTTCTTCCAACCATTTTTCCCAATCTTCCCACGTTGAAAATGAATCAATCGACTGTTCTCCACATGTATATATTTCTAAATTAAAATAAGGAGGACTTGTCAAAACCATGTCAAACGTTTCATCTATTTCAGCAATACCTTTTTCAACCGGTTGGTTGATAACTCTTGCTAATTCTCTCGCTTCTTTCGGAATGCTCGTGTTTTCCAATATATTTAATAATTTACTATAAGTTGTAAAATCGGGTTCAAATCCAACATATTTTTTTCCTAGACAAATGGTTCCAAGCATTCTTCCTCCCCAACCGATACATGGGTCTAAAACAGAATTAGCACGATACAACAAACATATTTTTTTAGCGGTGATTGCACGATATTTTGTAACAGTGGATAGACCAAGAGCCATTGAAATGTTTTTCCGTATCTCACTTCTGTACGGAGTAGAATGTCTGCTTACAGTCAATAACAATGCCTTTTCCCAAACAAGTTGGTCGATATTACCCTTTATTGATTTTCCAGCATAATTTTTTACTTCGTAAATATGGTCCATCATCATATCCAAAATAAAATGGCCTTGTTTTGAACGAACATTTATATCACCACAAACATCTTTTTTCACCAAATTATCCCAATCTCGTTTTAATTCAGTCTCGTTATAGTGAATATCAAACAAATCATTTTTTTCAATATATACTTGAGAAAGTTGTTTAATATATTGAAAAAGTTCTGGTTCTTTATCTTCCGTTAGGTCTTTCATTGGAATTGCACTTGTAGATTCATGATGACTCTTGTTTTTTAAAAGTTTTCTTATTGAAAATTTCTCTTCATTAAGAATAGAAACAACTTGTTCGGCAGTAAGCATTTTTATTTTATATAATAAGATAGATTTAAATCAATTTTTAAATTTAAAGACCGCCTGGGAATCCTACCATATTAGCTCCTATACCAAATCCTGCGCCACTTCTTGCACTAGACCCTATACTTGGAATGTATGTATCCAAAATACTAAAGGTTGCGGCTGCAACCAACGCGAGAAGTGTAATTTCCTCAATATTCATACTTTTTTTGGGAATAGCATAAGCTGCTATCGCGACGATTAAACCCTCCACTAAATATTTCACAATTCGGCGTACTATTTCTTGAACGTTGTAATTCATATATTAATAAAATAAAAAATATATAAAAAATATCAACTTAAACCTTTTGATTTATTATTTTTAATGGTAAATTATGAGAATAGCTTTAAAAAAGGGAGCCCTACCTATGTAGATTTGTTGGAAGAAGATAAGCCTATCAGTGGGCAAAAATTCGTTTGTGTTTCTTTTATTTCTCCAGAAAAAATCCTGAAGCAAAAGGAGGCGTTTTTCTTCCAAGAATTTTTAAAAAGATGGGATTTTAATAAATCAATGGAAAAGTTTGTGCAATTCCTTAATTTTATTTCGTATAAATATAATTTAACATTTGACGATTTGACAAATGACTTTAACGAATTTATCACTGATGAAAAAGAAAATCTCATCAAGGATAGCTCATTTGAAAACGACTATAAAACATTTGTTGATAAATGTGATGAAGAATTGGAATTAGCCTTTAATAAACAAAATAATTTCCAAACTTCCACTAGAGGATTAAAAGTTCGTGGTTCTTATTCGAGTCAAGAAGAGGCCGAATTACGCTGCAAATTATTACGCGAAGTCGACCCAAATCATGACATCTTAGTGGGACCAGTCGGTGTATGGATGCCGTGGGACCCTGATGCATACAAGACTGGTAAGGTGGAATATTTAGAAGAAGAATTGAATCAACTCATGAATGAAAAGAATAAAAACGAATCTTTTGCAAAATCATCTTTTGAACAACGAATCAAAGAGACGAAACAGAAGGCGATGGAAGATAACAAGAAAAAGGCTGAATTAACCGGTAATAAATTAACACAGACGTTAGACGAAAATGGAAATTTAGTAGGCATTAAAAATATGAATACTCAAGAAAAAGAATTGGGGGAGAATGTTACAGTGGAAGATATTCGCGCCACTTTATTTGAGGGCGAAAATATCGTAACAGATAAAAACACAGACCATGGTGCAAAGTCGTTGGTAGGTGACCCGTTTAATCTAAATTAGGTTCAAAAAAAATGTTTGAGTTCGAGTTCTTTTGTGCGAGTATAAGGCATGCTTGGATAATCCAATGGAGTAATAAGAGTAGAAGAATCTTTTAAATATGTCAAATAACCTTTGGCTTCTTGATATACTTGGTTCGTACAATAAGCAATGACTTTATTATTAAGTATATCGATTTGTTCTGTTATATTTGTTGGCATATTTTTTGAATATTCTAGAAACATTCCTTTCATGATTATCGAAAGTTGTTCATTATCTTGATTGTCTATGAGATATTTACCACCTGACATATTATAGACACCTGCGCGAATACCATTCTGAATAATTACTATATTTTCTTTGGAAAAAAATAAATCAGACAGTTGTGTATTTGACCATGTACCATTCAATGGATTTCTAATAGTTGTAATTTGATTTACTGGAATTTTATCATACATTTTAAATAATTCTTGTATATCTGGTACATTCATTTATTTTATATCTATAAAATAATGTTAGGAAAAGCACAAAAAATTATTGTTATAATTACAGTGATACTTACGGTGGTTTGTTTTTCTATGCTGATATGGTCGTTCGTCCAATCAAAGAAGGACCAGCCATGGCCTCCTATTTCGCAACCATGCCCAGATAATTGGACCATTAATAATGGGATTTGTAGTGGGGTGTGTGGTACAACAGGAGCCACTGCAAGTTTTGAAAATTCTACAGATTGTGACAAATACAATTGGACAAAAAATTGTGCTGGTGCTATGTGGGACGGTATTTCATATGGTTATGGTGAAAACAATCCCTGTTATGTGCCAGTTTAATATTTTGTTATATTAGATGAATAGGCAAATTATTATCGGTTTTTTGGTGGTTTATTTCATAATAATGTTTATTACATTTATATTTCTTGCTTTTTCTTATTCAAAAAAGACATGGCGTCTTCCTCCTTCCAGTTGTCCTGATTTTTGGGTTAAAAAACAAGACGGGTCATGTTACAATATCCATAAACTTACATACGGGGATAATCCATTGATTACATCTCAACTGTTTGATACATTCAATTGCGATAACATTAACGCCATTAGAAAACAACAAATTATATGGGATGGTATTACATATGGTGTGGGAGCGAATGACCCATGTTAAATGAAAAAAATAGTTAAAAACTAATAATAGTTAAATGATGGATTTATATTACAAAGAGATAAACGATATTTTAGAAAGAAGTAAAATTATCAATGAGATAAAAGAAAAAATTCTTGCA